TGAAATTTTCCTACACCTTCACGGTCGCCATTATGTTTTTTCAAATCTGTCTGTTCAACATCGCCAGCAAATACAATTCTGCTGTCTTGTCCTACTCTTGTAATCAATGTATCTAACTCATGGAACAACATATTTTGAAACTCATCACAAAGTATTACAGCCTTATCAAATGTCTGCCCTCTTAAAAAGGAAGTTGAAACAAACTGTAAAGACCCTTGCTCTATTAACTTATCATAAAGGTGTACAAAGTCTTGGTCGCTTGCCAATTTAAACATATATCGTACCAGTATACGATAAGGGTCTTGATATAGGTCTGATTTTTCTTCAATCGTTCCTGGTAGAAATCCTATATCCCGAGAAGGCAATAAACTACGAACCAACACCACCTTATCAATCACAGATGTTTTATCTAATGCCTCTTTTAAGGCAAGATACAATAATATAAATGTTTTACCACTACCGGCTACACCTGAAGTAAAAATATTTTTGCCATCTTTCCAGGCTTCAAATACCTTCTTCTGGTTATCTGTTAGGGGTTCGATTGTTAATAGTGTGCTGCTTGGTATATACATATTCTTCTTCTTGTGTTTACTCAACAGAGTTCCTCCTGTAAGTATATAGAACTATTTATTTCAAACGTCTATTGTACTTCCAGGATATGAATCTCTTATTGTTCGCAATCTATCTTTCCAGCCATCATCAGTGTGGCGTCTCCAAGAATCTCTCATACTAACAATCATGGGTGATTGTATTACTTGTTTATATTTTCCAGAAGCCTGCATCTCTTCCATTTCTGAAATTTTGCAATTTTTTTCAAAAACTTCTTCTGTCTCTAAATTTTTAAATGTGTACGTTGGCATAATAATATTTATCTCTATCTATATTGCAATCAGTACGTCTAGTGTGGTGTTTATATCCCATAACTTCATTTCCTCTCCAATTTACCGGCTCTATAATTCGATCCCAAATTTGTTCAGCGTAAGGACCATTCTTATCAACATAATGTAAAAAGGCTTGAGCGTGCCATGAATTTTCTTCAGCAATGAATTCATCTCGCCAATGTGCAACATCTAATCCTTTATAAATTACTGCATCTCCTATATCTAAATCAATTCTTGTTCCTTCAATATAAATCGGCCACCTATAATCATTTGCAGCACCTTTATAATCCCATCCTAAACATATCGTAGCAGAAATTTCACAAGCTTCTCTATCTGTATGTGACTTTAATATGTCACCAGGCTTATATAATCTAAAATAAGTATATGTGGGTAATAATTCTAATCCTGTAATTTTTTCCATCTTCAAATGTGATAATGTTGCCATACCTTCTGTTAAGGGGTCAGCATATACATAATGACTTAACGGAACTTGATCTACAAATCCTTCATTACTCGTTATAGATAAAAAATTATAGAAAGAATATAGTGCTGATAAATCGGCAACATCTTTCTTAATAAATTTTTTCTTTACAATGTAATCTTTATTCATTATCAGCTTCTGTCCAATTAAAGGATATTGATATACGAAACCCCTCACTATAATTTCTAGTTACAAAATGTTCCAACCAAGTAGGAAATAAAAAGAATTGTCCTACCATTGGAGTTATTTGATATCTGATTCTAGTATGTTGGCTTTCTGGAATATTAAAAACTAAATTACCAGCACCTTCCAATAACTGCACATAATATACTCCAGACAAACTTAATTGTTCACAAGGATCCCAATGGTCATGTAAAGTAGAGCTTTCTCTTTTTTCATGTACATGGGCCCAATAAGATTTTAAATTTAATTTTTTCTCTGGATTGATATAATTAAATTCTTTTTTTATATATGCAATTAATTTTCTAAATTGTTCATTGTCTGGAAAATCAAAATCTTCATGTGTAGTATCTGCAATATCTGCACTTTCTCGGCAACCATGATCTATAATAATTTCTGCTAATTGTTCATTATCTATATCAGGCACTAAACCATGGTAGTACCCAAACTCATATAATTTTGAGTAATACATTATTACTTATTTTGGTTGAATGTCAAGAGGAGGTGTATTCATTTTATCACCCTCAGTCGGTACATAGTCACTTTGTTGAGAATATCTACCTTTATCTTGAGGATCAAATGTCTCTACTCCAACGTGTTCTATACCTAAATGATGTATAAAGATAATCAACTGCCGTTCTTCTAACTCCATAGAGTATAACTGTCTGGCTGTAATGTGTGACCAACTCTTGAGAGATGTAAGATAATTCTCATCACTACCAACTTCAAACCACTCTCGTTTAGGACACTTCTCTGCCAAGTTTTCGGCTAACAGTCTTACTTGCCAATCTGCCCATCTACCTTCAGCCATCTTCACTACTCCTCATATCCGCATACTCTCGGGCTTCTTCCGTGTAAGACTTCTTACCTTCTAAGTCTAAAATTTGTTTCCGTAAACAGTTCACTTGGATTTCAAGTTTCTCTATTTTTGGGTTTTGACCGGTGTCGAAATGACGGTCGATAATCCAACTCATCTGGTCTTCCACTTTCTTCACTCGAATCATTACTTCATCCAAAATCTCTAAAGTATCAGCCATTTTCTTTATTCCTCAGATATTCAGCAAACAGATGTTTAGTAACATTAAGAATCATGGGACCTTCTTTTCTCATTGCATTCCAACAAGTCTCATAGTTCATCATTCCATTTGCATCTTTCTTCAAGTTATCAGCCTCCTTCAATCTCTCTTGAAAACTGATAATAGCTTCATCACAAGTTTTATCCGAATACATTTCAAAATCAGCCATTATTGATCCTTTCTTAGGTAGTCATCATTCCAATTATATGCCTCTTTTACTGTACTAGCATTTAATCCTTTATAAGTCTTATTGAGTGTTTTGTTTTTTACAGATATCAATACGTCAGCTTCACCTGCACTCAGCCCTTCTAACAATTGAATAAACAACATCTCCCTTTTCATATTATTAAGTGCAGGTGCCGCAGGATTAACCGCACCATTCTCTTGTCTAACTCCTAGATAATTCTGTAATGTTCTAGCCTGTGATTCTAGTCGAGTATGTTCTGTACCATCGGGCGCATCATTAGCTATGTATGGAACATTTCCCTCAGGCACCAACCAAACAATCTTAGGATCAAATGCTGCTTTAAGAACCATTCTTAATCCCTTTGTATCATACTTCCGTAAAATTTTTATCTTCCCGGGCCTATCCTTCTTATTGTTTATCTGTGTAAACATCTCATGTAACAAAGGCCTATACGTTTCATCTACCATTTCAAAAATCTCCTATATTTTGCATCAAATTATTGAGTTTCTTTTTTACAAAATAATCAAACAACTTGCCTCGATCTGCTGTTTTCATATTCTTAAACTCTCGTAATATATCATCATGGATATCTTTTGGAATCTTATTCAAATCTATCAATGTTTCATTACGCTGCCAGTTACGAACCCATGTATCTTTTGGACACTTTGCCAGTAAAAATAACTTCTCTGGTTCAAACCGATGCATTTCTTCAAGCAGCTCATTAATAACTACTTTACGCATTGGCTTCTGTCTTTTGTTTTCTGTAAAGGTATCATCTGGTGAAAGTATATTAGGAACACCATCACTTCTATCACCTTTAAGTATATGCTCACGAATATAGTTTACTGGATCTTTTCCATTAATCATTTTTTTACTTACTGGACTGAATTGTTCTACTGCAGCACAATGCAACTGTATAAAATCCTTATCTGAAGAAACAATTAAATTTTTATTTGTATCCCATTTAGGTTCATACTTAACAAGAGTTGCTATTATATCATCAGCCTCTGCACCATAAATTTCTATAACCTTGTATGGGAAATTATCTTTAACTTCATCCTTTATCTGGTTCAATAAAGTAAAAATTTCACCCCAATCATATTCGGATTTTTCACGATCCTTTTTACGATTGGCTTTATAGTTGGGGAAATAATCTCGGCGCCAGTAATGCTTACTGTCACAGCAAATAATTAATTCGCCATACTTCTCACTAAACCTAGAACGATAGTACCTAAGTGTATTAAGTACCACATGACGAACCAACTTCTCATCAAGTTCGTCACTTCCATAATGCATCTGTGTCATCAAACCACCTATAGCGATTTGAGTAAAATCAATCAAAATCATAATAATCTCTAACTATTTATCCGTTTCTTAAATAACTATTATCTGGCCATGGACTACCTTCATGCCATATTCCTATATCTACTGTTTTTAAATCAGTTTCTCTATCAAGATATTTCCATTGTATCTTGGTGGGATTAAACTCTAGTATAGATTTCAAAACTATCTCTGGCTTAAAAGGTCCACAAGTATAAACATCTAATTGTAACAAAGGAGGATCTTCTTTATCCCAAATATGTATTGCTACATGACTTGTTTCTATCATAGCAATAGCTGTCATTCCTTCATTACCTTCAATATCAACATATCTAGCTACAGGTCCAAACAATAACTTCATATCTATATCTTGGATTAAATAACGCATCCAATTTACAAGACGTACATCATCATTTTCTTTAGGAGGATTTTCTACCTCTGCCCTAAGAATAAAATGTTTATGAACTGGTTTCATAGTTCTCCTGACTAGATTTTATAAGACCTTTATCATCATAAGCATAAGCAAGAGTTCGCCATGTAGTCTTATGTTGTTGATCTTTACCGTAAAACAAATCTAACCACACACTAGTATCAAAATATCTTACAATATTAGCCAAGAAAGTTTCTCTATTTCCTAACTCTCTTTCAAATAATGTTTTCTCTTTACTTTTATCCATTCGACGAATCTTATACTTCAATTCTTTCACACGATCTTTATTATGTTTCTCCCACTCTTTAACACTCTTTACACTTAAAGTATTATCGTCTGGTAAATTTTTAACATCTTCATGTATGTTTTTATACTTCGGCGGTTTTCTGGCAGCTCTAGCCTTTGCCATTCTATCTTCTACGTTTGACATGGGTCACCTTTGTAGTCTATTAATTTTTTATTGATTAATAATTCCATTAGATCATAATACCCACCAATTCGGTCGCCATCAATAATTACTTGCGGCAACTTACGAACTTTCTCACCTATCTCTTGAGAAATATAATCCATATTATCCTTACTGTAAGTATTGTAATTAAATTTTAAATTACAATTCTTCAACAAATCTAAAATTCTTACAGAATTTGGATCATAGGTATCATACAAATACACTCTAATATCCATAACATCATCTAGAACCAAATCTCTTTAACTGCTGATCGTCTTGCCTCTTTTGTTCAATTTTTACAGCAACAGTTCTAGCCCGGTGTCTTTTTAAACTAGGCTTTGTATAATGCTCTCGATCTCTCACAAGATTCGCTGTATCATTTCTTTCATATGATTTTTTAAACCTTCTCATCAAAGATTCAAAACTTTCTTTACGATGTTTTTTACTTACCGATGTCATAATTTTTTCAACCTTTTTCCTACCTTTATCACTTCATACCAACCAGTATTAACATATTCTGTAAATGCAGAACAATACATTTTTTGTGTTTTACACTGATTACGATTAGAACATGGATCACAAGGACAATCATTAACTGCCCGTATATTTTTACCTCTATAAGTTCTATTAACTATATTCACAGATTTTTACCTTTAAAGTCATATTGAAATTCTTTACCAGGATCTTGATGTCCAAACTTTTCATTAAGCATTTCAGCCTGTTCTTCAGTTAAACATTCTGCCCCAATAATCTTAGCCCATGGGCCGAAGTACGTCCTTACTTTTATTACTATATCTCCTGAGTTTTCTATGATCCATTGTTTACACGTTTGTTCATCTTGAAATGAAGGTTCTTGTAGCTGTACAACACCATAAGGTGGTACCAAAGTTGTTATTACTAAAAATAAACTTACAAATAACGTATCCATCTGTTCTATTATACTCTGTTTTTACAGCTCTGTCAAGCATTAAATAACGCAGCTTCTGCTGCTCGTCTACGAACTAAACCTTCTAAAACCTCACCTCCGGCCTTATTCCAGCGTTTCATTTCACTAGAAACTGCATCATAATCACCTGCATTTAGTTTCTTAAGCAACGTACTCTCTGATAAATTAGTTGGTCCTAAATTAAAAGTCCAAGCTACTAGAGCATCAAACTGATTTTGTGTTAAAGGAACTTCTACTAAATTATCAACATATTTTTCAAATTCAGCTAAATCCTCTGCAAGTAATCTATCTGCTGTACTCTTAATTATCAATCTTTCTTCCCAAACATCCTTTGTGTGGCCATATCCAATAGTCCATACACCCACCGAATCCTGATAGGCGACCAAACGTCGACCTTCAAATTCTTTAATTAACTCTATTCCATTTTGACTTGTTTCCATATTTTCATCCTCACTGTCCTTAGGCCAAACTTCTGATGGTGCCATATCATACCAAATCCATTCGCCTTTGTTTTTGTCTCCTCCTCTTGTTTGTTTTAATTTACCATAAACTACTACACCTTGTTGTGATGCTTTTTGAGCTTGAGCTAGCTTCTTTTCTAACTCCTCATTCCACTCCATATTATATAATCTTGGTTCATCTTTATTAGTACCAACCATCAATACAAAAATTACTCCAGTATCTTTATTTGCTGCATGAAAAAGATATCGAACAACCTCTGGTGGATCTTGTTTCGTAGCATATCCCAATATAGCATTATATGTAAAATACACCGACAAAGAAACTACTATCAATAAAGGAACAAAAATTCCTTTAAACAAATAATTTTTAGGATAAGCTATTATGACCCATAACGCTGTAACAGTTATTATTAATATACTGATATAAAGTATAAATTCCATTTTAGTGTCCGCTTTCTGCCGGAGGTCTATTTCCGTTCCACTGATTCCAAAATTTTTCTAGTTGCCTGAGATCATCAGCTGACGAATTATCTAAAATGCCGCTAGAACCTAATTTAATTAAACTTACTTTTTTATCAGTGAATTTTGTTACAACTCCTACGTCATTCATTTCAAATTGAAAAACTGAACGCTCTTGTCCTTGTCTTGTTAAAATAAATTCTTGTACTTGTAATAGTCTGTAAGGATTTACCCGTATCAATTCTACTTTAATTGGTAATTCTTCTTCATCATTTTTTCTATAAGCATGAACATTTACAAAATATACTCCAGGAATTGTTCCTCTTAATGCTGCAATCTCTCTATTCAATGTAATATATTTTACAGTACCATCAGGCATTGTAATTTTATCGTTTCTATGACCTAGATCATCCCTATCTAAATGCATAAATCCTACATCTTTAGATTTAAACGACATAATTTTATTCAATGGATCTCTCATCCATAAATCAATATCATGTTCTGAATTTTTATCCCAAGACAATATTATTAGATAATCTGCTTTAGATTCTACATTGTTTTTCTTTGTTACTGGGTTGATAAGTAAAAATGCTAGCATAAACAAAAACGTAACACCTACAACAATATTAAACAATAAGTCTGTAAATGCTGTAGAAGATGCGTACCGTTTAGGTCCAGGTGTTCGTCTATCACTCATAGTTGTTCTACTGTTCTCT